CTTTTTTTATGATTTCTGTATATTTTTCTTTATTATCTTCCGAAGCAAATTTATATATTGTTGAAATAGTATATCCATCAGATGACATATATGTAAAACCATCATATATTTTCTTAGTTTTATCAATACCTTCATATTTTACACTTTTTGATGAAATATAATTAAATAATTCAAATCCATCTTTTCCAAAAGCATTTTTTAACGCCATCCCAATTATAATCCAATCATTATATAAATCATATCTCTCTTGTCTTAAACACATATCAAATAATTTTATTAAAATTATATGTTCATTTTTATTATAAAATTCTTTTGTAAAATCAGTTATTTTATCATCTTTTTTATCATTAATTTTATTATCATTAATATTATTATCAATAATTTTATTATTATTTTTTTCTTTATTATTATTTTTATTTTTATTTTTATCTTTTTTAATATCAATATATTTATAAGAATCAATGCATATAGAATTTTTAGGAATATAATCAACAATAAAATCTTGAATATTACCTTTTTCAATTATATGTTCAGTACTTTCTTTACTTTCTTTTGTTTGATTTGGATATCTGAACCAACCATCTTTATATATTCCACTATCAACAACTTTATTTAATTTTTTATTTTCATCATAATAATTAAATATATCTTTATGATATTTAAAAAAATTTTCATGTATTTCTTTTAATTTTGTTGTCGATGCATAATATTTTGATATAGAATAATGATAAGAACCTAATTTAGATTTATTTATAGTATATGATATATCATTTAATGTTATTTTAATATTGTAATATTTATCTAGAAAAAATATTAATAATCCAAAGAATTTTATAGGATCATTGTCTTTATAATAATCACAATCACCAAAAAATATATAAAAACTATTTTTTTGAATTCTCATGTGATAACCTCCATCTGATTTGAGTAATTTTATCATATCTTTTAATTCATATTCTTCATATTCTTCATCTATAAAATCTTTTGTCTTACCTGCATATGTATCGATTGTGTAGACTTTGAAAATATTTTTTTCTAAATCTATAGTAGAGGTGGAAATGTTGGTCGCATTTCCATCTAATAAATTTTGTTCACACATTTTTATATAATATACATATATAAAAATATTTTAATTTATTTTCCGCGAAAAAAAAAGTTTTTTATATATTTTTTTTTATTCAATATGATAAATTAAAAATGTTTTGCGATAATTTTCATCATTAATTTGTATAGTTTTATCTTTTTTAACAACAATTGGCGAATAACCTAATTGTTTTATCATACCACGAAAAAAATTTATAACATAATTATCACTTTTTCTATAATATCCACATTTTACTTTATCAAAATGCTTATATAATTCTGGTTCCATTTCATTTAATTTATCTAGATTTTCTTGTTTCAATATTTCTTGTCTAGTAATATCTTTGAAATCCAAAATATCAATAATATTTGGTTTATTATTATTAGTTAATATATGATTTAGAAATTGTAGAGCAATAATATATTTAGGATCATTCTTATCAACAATTCTGTCTGCCATATTATAATATACTTATAATAATATAATATTAAATTTAAATAAATTTTATTCAATTTTTATTTATAAAAAAATATTAAAAACTAATAACTAAAATAACCACTAATAGTTTCTATAAATTTTTCTTTATTTAACAATTTCTTAGTTGTTCGATCATTTATAAATTCTTTATTAAATTCTTCTTCATCATTTTTACAATCCTTTTCTATATCATTTATTTGTTTTTCTATAATATTCATATAATTTAATATATGTAATGGTATTTGTGCTTTTGTCTTTTCATCTTCTGTTAATTTATCATATAATCTATATAATGACATTTTGTAATTATTCGTTTCTTTTAAACTATTTTGATAAAAATCAAATATTATTTCATAATATTTATGATTTTCATATTTTATATAACTTTCTAATGTGTTATTAATAATATTATCATTTAATTCATTATATAAATCATCTTCATCATAAAAATATGGATTAACATTATCTAAACTAAATATACAATGTATTATTTTTTTTTTTTCATTCATTTTATTTAATAAATGTTTATAATAACTATTTTTTATTAAATATTGTTCTAATAATATACGTATTAAAATTGCATTATAATTTAATTTACAAAATTGTGGTTCAACTATAAAATTTATTATATATTTATCATTAAATCCTAATAATTCATATTTATTACGTATACTAAAATCATTTGATTTTGTCTTTAAAAATATCTTTTGGTCCTCATTATATAACTTTTTATGTTCAAAGTTATATTTATTAGTTATATGTGTGTCAAAATTATTACACATATTTTCTATTTGTCTTAAAATATAATAATGGTCTGTATAACTTGTGCATATTTTATTATGATCTTGTGTTTTTTGTGTATCAATTTTATTATTATTTGTAAAAAATGTATCACATATACAATTGTCTTTATTACTGTGTTTTAACGTATCATTATATGTTTGATCAATATAATATATAATATCGTATAAATTCATAATGGATGGTTCTTCATAAAATATACCATTATCAATTATTTGTTTTGAATAATAATATATGATACTTTCTAATGGACATAATCTTGGTATACGATCAATATCTGGTTTAAAATTATTAATTATTTTTTTTTGTATGTTTTTTAAATTATCTTCTATAAATTCTTTATATTTATTATGTTTACTATTAATAGAACGATTAGAAAATTCGAATATTGGTATTATTGTATTTTTTTGATATTGTTGATCTTTATTATTATCAGTTATATCTTTTAATATTTTACTATAATTTTTCCATTTACAAAATTTAATTGATTTTTTAGGAATTTCATTTAATTTTCTAATAAATTGATGTGGATTAAATTCGATATCTTTTTGTTTTGTTTCTCTATTATAAACATTTATATTTTCATCTTTTAATAATTCACATAATATATTATACTTAAAAACTGCATTTCTTAATGTATGATGTCCCCAATCAATATTATTCTTATTTTCTTTTTTATTTTTATCCCATATTTCATCTAATTTTATTTTGTGTTCAATTATCATATTATTATATTTATTAAATTCAATCTCATTTTCTAATATATAATCTATTATTTTTTCTAATTTATAATTTTTATTAATTTTTTTTAAATTATTTACATGATAATTATCTATTTTATAAATTTCACAATCTCTAAATCTATTATATATATTATCATTATTATTTACCAGACCAATATATAAAAATCTTTTTTGTCTTGTTAATGCAACATGTAATAATGATTCATATATTAAATTATCCTTTTCTTCACAATATATATCTTTATTAAATATTGATAAACTATATTCCGAAATACCTATTAAGAATACAACATTACGCCCATCGCCTTTTGATGCATGTATTGATACCATTCTTGTAGCATATTTTGATTCATCTAAATTTATTGGTTTACCTTCTGTTGAAAAGTGTAAATGTGCAAATTTATAATATATATTTTCATCTAATTTATCCTTCCAATATTTATTATTTACTAATACTTTATTTCTATATTCATCTTCTTTAAATTTATCTAACCAGAATTGTTGTATTTTTTCTTCAAGCATTCTTGCTAAATAATTTTTTTTTATTAATGGAAATATAAACATAAAATCTTCAGGTAAATATCCACCATTTTTTGTTATTGGATCTTTGTTTAATATTTTACTTTTATCATAATCATCTATCGATAGTTTAATTTGTTCATCCATTTTTTTTAAAATATCTTTTATAACTGAATTTATTTTATCATAATTATCATCATTATCATTTATTGAATCATTGTAAATTTCTGGTATTTCAAATATCTCATATGGTTTTTCTGTATCTTTATGATTATTACATGTTTCGCAGATTTTTTGTATTGGTTCTAAATTATATTTTTCAAATTTGATATGTTTATTTACAAAATCAATAAATTGTATATTATGAAATCGTTTAACTTGATTTATACCTGTATTATAAATTACATTTGAATTGTTTTTATAATTATTAATAAAATATGTAAATACATTATTTTTTTCTAAAATACTTTGTAATTTATCACCAATAATATATAAATCAATACCTGTTTTATTCATAATTTTTTCACATGCTTCAATATATGAAGATTCTAGATCTTGTGCTTCATCAATAATTATTAAACATTTATTATTTAATTTCATTGTTGAAAAATTACCTTTTTGTATTTTTCCAGTATTTTTATCTATATTATTACTATATCCTTCTTGTAATATTATTGAATTTACTAAATCTTTAAAAAAGTCATTACCATTTGTATTTTTATTTCCAATTGCATACATAAACGAATCAATAGTTGAAATTATTATTTGTTTTTGTTGTTTTGTATTATGATCAATAATATAATTAATTTTAATTTTATTATTTTTATTACCATACTTAATTCCTATATAATCTTTATTATCTTTAATTATATTATCTTCATCTAAATTTAATATTATTGCTTTTCTTTCATATTGTTCTGTAAATTCTTTATGAATTACATTAACAGCAGAATTCATCTTTGTTAAATATATGAAATAATCTTTATTTTTAAATCTATCATCATTTTTTAATTGTATACTTTCATATGTTTTACCACATCCAGCACCACGTTGATTTATATATATATTTCCAATATTAATATTTTTATATTCTGTCCATATATTTATATCATATTTTAATGAATTTATAAACTCTTCTTTTGATTTTTTTATATTTACTGAAATAAAGTTATTAATTATTTTATTTGGTTCAATCTTATAAATAATATTATTATAATCAATATATATATATAAACAATTTTTAAATGATTCGTATTTCCAAAAATTATTAATAAATTCTATCTTATATTCAGTATTTATGTCATTATTAATTATAGTTATATCATTATTACATTCTATTATCCAAAAAATATTTTTATTATGATCAATATAATTTTTATTACGTTCGTCTACCAATTCCAATGATATTTTTGAATATTGAAATTCTATTACATTATTATCAATACATACATCTGCACGTCTATTTCCTATTGTAATTTCTTGTTTATTTTTATCAAAATTATTTTGCCATGAGCGATGCCATTCTGTCATTTCATTATCTCCATTATTTTTATGTTTAAAATGTGATTTACGAGTTTCAGATTCATATTTTATTAAATCTTTTTTATTTTCGCATACTAAAAATTTTTTATTTTTTAAAATTTTTTTCTGTAATTTTTTATTATTTATATAATCTATAATAGTAATCTTATTAGTATTACTTAATTCATCATCTTTATTTTTAATAATATATGCTATTTGTGAATCAAATATACAATTACAAAAATGTGACATAATAATAAATATATTTTATATTTTTTATATATGTTTATATATCACATATTTTATTCAACTTTTATTTCATATTTATAATGTAACATATAATTAGTTAAAAAATATAATTAGTTAAAAAATATAATTAGTTAAAAAATATAATTAGTTAAAAAATACAAAAATATTAATATTTATTTATACTTTTTATTATTATCCTTTATACGCCTAAAAAATATATCAAAAGTAACACAAAATATTTTTTAAATATTTTGCTTTAGGCAAAGTTTAAATTTAAATTTTTAACTTTGCCTTACATGAATCTTAACTAATATCAGTGTTACACACCTAAAAATATTAATTTTTAGAGATTGGAGTTATCAAAGATAACTTATAATTATAGGCTATTAATGGTTATACAAATAATAAATTATAGATAATATAAATATAATATAAATATAATATAAAATATATTTTTTTATAATTATAATATATATATATATGGATTATAGACAAAAATATTTAAAATATAAAAATAAATATTTACAATATAAAAATAAATATTTACAATTAAAAGGTGGTAGTGTTATTCCTCCGGTAGAAAATGATCAAAATGGTCAGAATGATCATAATAATTTTCAAAATCTACGAAATCAACAAGTACAACCACCACCACCACCACAACCAGGGAGACTTATGAGACAAAATGCGGTTGCGCCGAACGAACAAGAGATATTACAAGCTGAAGCACGTCATCGAGAAAGACTTGCAAGAGAACGTGAAGATCGTGAAAGAGTAGAACGACATCAAGCACTACTAATTCAAAATCTACAAAATCAACAAGTACAACCACCACAACCACCACAACCAGGGAGACTTATGAGACAATGATTTGTGATGATTATTTTAACTGTTTAAAATTAAAAAAAAATATATTTTTATTTCTATCGGTAGTTATTAAATAACGAGTTATCAATAATTATTAACTTTTATGTAATGCCAATAATTAATATAATATTTAATTTATTATTACTATCCTTTATCCACCTGAAAAATATATAAAATAAATAAAGTATATAAATATATTTTTTTTATTTTTTTTAATTTTTTAATTTTTTAATTTTTTTAATTTTTTTATAATTATATTATATATATATATATGGATTATAGACAAAAATATTTAAAATATAAAAATAAATATTTACAATTAAAAGGTGGTAGTAATTTTCCCCCAGTAGAAAATGATGATAATAATC